GGCTTTGTATTAGGGTTTGGTCTCGATAATAATTCTTGTGCTACGAAGACAGGATTTGTTTGATCTAAAAGATCATCCGAATCACCCTCTTCGTCAACATAAGGGTAGTTATACATTTTAATGATAGCTTTCATCTCATCCAAAGTACTTTTAAAGTAACTTTGGACAAGAGGACTATAATCAAGATCAATGTCTGAGCGAACAGTAGAGGTTTCAATCTCTACTATCTTATGCGCTAATGATATCAAAAGATATTGTTCGTACTTATGGTGAAAACCGTAAGTATGATCCCAGAACTCTTTTCTCACCTTAGAAATAAGGGGGACAGATTCCGTTATACCTGTGAAGGTATTACTCATGGGACTCGACGCATAGATAAGGGCCGTACTTAATTCACTTTTCTTAGTGCTTTGCACCAAAGAGTAGAGAACTTTTGTACGATCAAGCTTACCCTGGGCATCTGAACCAGATAACTTATTAAAATAATAAGATCTGTCAGAAAGAAGACGATCTAGTGATAGAAGGTATTCAATACCGTTTGTTGCTAGAACAATAGCTGTTGGAGTTATAGGAGATATTTCTATCCCCTCTATGAAGTAGCGTTTAGCTATTTCAGCAGCCTTTTTACTTTTTTCATTAGGGACTATACTTTTAGCAATTGCTATTGGCATACCCAATTTGTTTAGAGTATCTAGGTAGCACCCTGCTGCGATATCATTTGATATTGACATATCATCACCAATTACACAATATTTCCAGTCCTTGGTTTTTACCTCGGCCTTTAAATAAGAGTAAGCAATGATGACATGGTGAGTAAGTGCCATGGCTGCCCAACTGGATAAAAATCCCATTGGTTGGCCTACAGCATACTTAATTGTCTTTCCATTGTATCCAATCTTTCGATCAGATATTATGGAAGTCCACAAGGCGGCAATTGTTTCTCCAAAGATGTGTTTTAACACCTCTCTTTGTAAAATAATTGGCATTCTATCTGTTGCGGCTTTTAAGTCGTAACAATGGAATTTCGTAGTAGTAGTCCAACTGTTTAGCTTGATAGCTAGGTTGTTATGACTACTAGTCCCGTCAAATCTAATTGATTTAAGGCTATTCATGATAAAATTGTGAATAGGTTTTAAAACAATTTGAGTCCAAATGTCTCCAATGCAAACAACCCTCGTTTTACCTCCAC